TCATCAATTATTATGGAGGCATGACCGATGATGAGTTGATTGACCATATCAAAGAAATGGGTGATGGAGATATTTTAGAGGACAGTTGACAAACTGGACTTTTTTACAACATTGTGTAACAAACCCCGTAATAGGGGTTTTTTCTTTGGTATGATATAGGGGTAAACAAGCAAAGCATTCATGCCAAGCACTGCCACCGCACCCAAGTCAACCACTGCCCCTAAAGCACGTAAGACACGGACCCGCAAGGCAACACCTAAAGCAACACCCGTTGCTAAGGTCACAACCACCACATTCCAAGGTGGTAAAGTGATTTCTAAGAAATCAGAATTCACCCGTCCTTCTACTGCCCGTCTCATCACATGGGAACGCTATCAGAAGGACATCTCAACCCGTTGGGCAATCCACCAGTTTGAGATCCAGGAATTAATCAAAGACCTCACAAAGGCAATTGATTTTTTCCAACCCTATCACACCGAATTGGTTAAAAGGGTTAAGGCAATCAATTTCTAAACTGTCACACAAGCACCCCCACGGGGTGCTTTTTTTTGTTATTATATAAATGTGGGGGTCGAGGTTGGCATCCCTGAGACTTTAGTCAGACATCTGCTACCTCCCCACACCCCAAACCCTAAAAGAGAAGCATCAATGCAACTTCAACCACTTGGAAGCAATCAAACACAGTTAACATTCAAGCAAGATGATTCATCTCTTGTTCAAGTATTGTTTTCTTATCAAACACCAGTGGCAGCATGGCATCCAGCATTAGGTTACATTAAGACTGCAAAAAAGTGGTCAGTAACAACATCTAGGCACATTAATAAGTGGTTAGGTGGATTTAGTGCCAAGATTGTAGATCAGAAAGTATTAGATGAAATGATTAATGTTTAACCTAATGTAAACCCATCCCCCTTAATTCAAGGGGGATTTTATTCACCAGCAGGGAGTTTTTATCATGAGTAACTTACACGAATTCATTGAATATGTGTGGTCATTCTATGCACCACATAGTGATCTTTATCCAATTAAAGGTTTAACAAAGAAAGACATATTAGAAGCAAGTTGGTTATACTTACAGATGTGCTGTTATCCATCTATGCCCGAATATTCATGGGGTGATGGTGATAGTTTAGATAGGGAACATGTAAGAGATATATTATTACAAAGTCCACAATTCTCATTCGGAGGTTAACATGCCACCAAAACTAATTAACGTGAATAAAAGAACACGTGCCAGTCAAAATGGCAGATATATTGTATGCCCCCATTGTGAAGGTGCATTGCGAGTGTATAACTTTGCATGGTCTAGTTTGGATTGTATGTATTGCAAACGACCTGTAAAGAAGGAAACCTGGTATACATTAGCATGAAACAATATGCTAATGATATTAACAGTAATCAGGGACGATTACCAAATCCATTAACACTTAGTCCCCAAGAATATGCACTATTAAAACCATTTTATCGTGCATATCGACCCCATAGTAAACCACAAACATGGAGGCAATTAAGACGTTCTGGATTAAAACCAATTAAGAAAGATACTCTTTCAATGAAGTATATTATCACAACAAGGGATAGTATAAAGAATTGATGTGTCACTTGTCAAAGTGTCCACAAATTTCCCATTTGGGGGTTTTTGTGTCTATAATAAGAGTATGAATAAAACAATCACCATCACCGATCAGCAGCACTCCCTGTTGCTAGATCTGTTTTCCACCATTGCAGACCTGGATCTATCGGAACACTGCGATGATTCCAGCGAGTTCGACACCCTATGGGATGCCGTAATCGACGCAAAGGAGGTCAAGTAAATGTCTTGTCTTCAAAACGAAAACATTCTTGAGAACTTATACGATGAAGTTTATCATGAGTTTATGAATCAATGTCCAAACATTGAGGATCCTGATAGACATCCAACTGAGGAAGATATTCTTTCCGAAGTGAGAAAAAGGTTCGAGGGATTGTGCCAATGAAAGTATTAACAACAGGCAGAATTATCGGATCATTCTTGATAGTTACTGCCTATTTTATTGTGTTACATGTATCAGCAACAGTTGGTGCAGCAATGCATTTAATTGCCAATGTAATTAGCATACCATTCTTTATAAGAACCAAGGCACATGATGTAGTAATAATGTTATCATTCTTAATCATCATTTCACTGACCAAACTAACAACAATCGGAGGTTAACCTACCAATGGAACTAACATCAAAAGACGGAAATATGGTTGTTGATTTCTATCCTGTAAAGGATTGGAATAACAATCCTATCAACAATCGTATGCTAAAGGTATTATCCTTTAGGGGAGATCAGCAAAAGAAAATGATAATATCACGTGATGAGTTTTACTATCAAGTAAGGGAATATGTTAAGGACTGTAAGTATAAAGTTACATCCGAATATATGCCAGCACAGTTTATATCCAAGGGTGCCATAGCATGACAATTTACAAACAAACTGCAAACCAAGGTCCCAATGCAACAAATAGTGAACTAGATGCAAATGAATATGTACCACTCATCCTTCCAGATTGCGATCTTCCAGTAACACTAACTGAGGAACAGATTAGCATCATTCTATATGTTATGGAAGGGTATTTACAGGGTGATGACAAATTAGATGATGAGTTTGTAAACGATTGTGATAAGATCTTCTACAAATTAGAAACAGCAGTTGATCATCACCATGATAGATTAGATGCCGTATGTAAAGAGAAATAGTATGACAGTATTCAAACTGCACACGATTCTCCCATTAGGGTCTAAAATCTGTTATTATAATAGAGTCCTTCACCCCATCACATTATGAAGAACGCTACTTTCACAGTTCGCCTGGAATTTGATAATAATGATGAGGTAAATCCTTTACATTTGTGTGAGGAGATTCAATCCTATTTGAATGAATCCCATCATTATGGAATGAAGAAGGTTGATGATATTGAACCAGCAAAAGTGTCAGGTTATAAGTTTGAGTATGATAACTTTATTAAGTTCGTTATACCACAGGAGGTAGATTAATGAGAACATTGCATTTAACTGAAGATCAATTTGAGGTCTTATATGATCTTTTAGAGGATACAATCCTAGACATTCAATCACATTTAGATGAAGATATTGCTGATGTTAAATTAGATGATTATGAAATCTATCATGTATGGAAACAACTTGACAAAATGGAGGTGTCAACTAATGGTTAAAAACTTACATTTAGAACACCCCGAAGATTGTATATTAACAGGTGATTTAACTGTTCTTGATGCACTATTACTACCACAACATGTATCTGTTAAGTATGATGGAGCACCTGCAATCGTCTGGGGTCGTAATCCTGAAACAGGTAATCAGTTTGTAGGAACCAAGTCAGTATTTAATAAGTTTAAGATTAAGATCAACGAATCACATGCAGATATTGATAATAACCATGAAGGAAATGTGGCAGATATATTACATCATTGCTTTGATAATCTGCCTGATACTGATGATATAATACAAGGTGATTTTATAGGTTATGGTGGAGATAGTGCATATAATCCTAATACTATATGTTATGTGTTTGATGATGATATAACTGTAAATATAATAGTAGCACCCCATACAATATACCATTCTAATAGTACACTACGTGATGCAAATGCAAAACCATTGTTAATAAGACTAGAAGGAAGTGATTACTGTAAGTTTATACAACCTATAGCATGTATGGGTTCATTAGATGATATTAATGATAGAATCAGTTTTGCTAAACAAATGGCACAACTTATTGAATTCCCTGATAACAAAGAAGTAATACGATTAAAGAAAGTATTGAATGATTGTATCAGACAAAGTATAGAAATAGACCCATATGATTTTGAATATGAAAATGAATTTAATATCGTTAGTTTCTGGTTATTAGTTAAAACAATCAAGGAAGATATATTGAATCTATGTTATCATCGAAATGGACCTAATGCATATCTACCAATAGATGATGAACTAGAACAAATAGATGCAGAAGGTTATGTAATACACAATGAATTAGGGTCTTATAAGTTAATCAAAAGGGAAGTGTTTTCCTGTGCTAATTTCAACTTATCCAAGATGATTTGATGCTTGTGGATAACATTTACTTATAAGGGATTGTATAGGGTATAATGTAATCAAGAACTGATACTTTAAGATACATTTACTACATATAGTCTTGCTATTGGTAGGTAACACTATCAATAGCATTTTACTATGATTATGTATCAATTAATACAAAAAGTGTTAAAAAATAGGTTTTAAATGCCTTTATAAATATGGTTCTGTTTATTATAGGTTTTCCACAATGTTGTTGAAAAAGTGTTATTTACTGTGGAATATATGTGGAATAAGTATTACTTACCCTGTGGAATAATTGTGGAAAACTATTATTAACTGTGTTATTATAGGTGTTAATTAGTCCTTAAATCCTTCTGACTGATGCAAGTTTAGCGAGCGTAACATAAGACGCTCGCAATGTCAACCCTAGGGACGGATTTTCCCTAGGAACTGTTACTGAACTTAAACTGGTTTTAGTTTGGGGACAATATATAAGGACTGTAATATTCTAACAGTTGTTATACACCAGATGTGGTAATCTTTGTATAACTTAACATAAATGTAGTAAGAACATATATACTAATACTTTGAAACTTTCATAGGTCATATATAGTCACTTGCTATAATTTCGAACCTATGCTATAATATGTGTAACTTAATCTGAGGACTAACTGTTATGTACGATGATTATGATGTCGAACAAATGTTTACTCAAGACCACACATATGATCTCTTAGATGAGAGTTATGTGGTTGCAGATATAACTGGTGATGATGAATACGCCAGGGAATCGCAAGACTTCGAAACACTTGCATACAAACATTATGCGTAATAGTGTATATTAAGACATCCTAGGTTAGTTTATATTTAAGACATGACAGTTCGCAGAGTGGCACAAGGTCGCTTGATTTTTTCATGAATTCGTGGCATACTATAGGTATGAATTACGAAGTCCGCTGCGGAGCAGCACCCTACGAAAACACCGCATTCTCCACCTTGGAGGAGTGCTGGGATTTATGCCTTGACCTATCCGAGGAGTATGGATACGCCGAGGTTATCTTTCGTGCCCTTAATGGGAGCACTCACCTCATGGGATCTTACACGGATGGTCAGTGAGCAAACTGGCACACGATTCTCCCATACTGCGTGAGGATCGGTTATATTAAGAAGGTGGAGGACGGACTACACCCTCCCCCCTCTTATACCCCCCCCCGAATTCATGACACTTTTCACCCGTTAAAATGGCAAAAGAAACTTATAACGGATGGGCGAATTATGAAACCTGGAATGTTAGTTTGTTTATTAATAATGATGAGGTTTGGTATAACATCGCCAGAACAGTTAGTGACTATGATCAGTTCGTAAATGAGTTGTCTGAGTATTATTCAGTTGACCCTAATTCGTCTGATGATCTTGTTACTTTAGATGGCGTAAGTTTACGTGACCCATTGTTAGATATCGACGAACTAAATGAAATGATTGATGAACTAAACGACTGATAATAGTCGTACTATCTAACAGGAACTGGTGCGCCTCCTAATAGACATCTTCACCACCCCATTCGTCTTTTAATTATGACACTTTCAGCACCCGCGGTTTATGACATCGACTCTGCATTATTTGCACTAGAAGATGCTCAAACAGCAGCAGAAGTTCAGGCAGTTCTTAATGCTATCGACATCAGTTTTGAGGAGGCATAAGTAACAACAACTGTTCGGTGATTGGTTAATACCTAGGCAGTGTAATCGCACTGCCTTTTTTATTACCTATTCGTTACAATCATTCGTTCGTGAATGAGACAGTGCCCCCGTATTTGGGGGGTTGTGTTTGATTTTTTGTAGACACCCCTAACCTACAAAGTGTTACGGACGCCCATAAAAAAATAAATCGCTATATAAAATCAAGGTAGAAGTTCAACGAAATGAAAAAAAATCCTGATGAAAATTTTTCGAACGTAGAGGTCGATGCTGTAACAAGCGAATATTATATAAGGTTACCTGAATGGATGGTAAACGACCTATCGTGGTATGAGGATACGGAAATAAGATTTCAATTAGACGGAAATGAAATTATAATGACAGAAAATCCTTGACAATGCATATATATTTTGATATAATGACTTGAAGGTATTAATCTATTATGGCAAAAGGATTTACAATAAAGGCAAAGCCACCTACTACGGCATCAAAAAAGAAAGAGGCTGAATGGGACTACGATAAAGCAAAAGCAATGATCAAAGGGAAGTCAATTGTCTTTTGTCTTCCAGGACGTGGTGTATCATACACATATCTAAAGAACTTCGTACAACTTTGCTTTGATATTGTACAAGCAGGAGGTTCGATCCAGATCTCGCAAGATTATTCGAGTATGGTAAACTTCGCAAGATGTAAGTGTCTGGGTGCGAATGTACTGCGTGGGCCGGATCAAATTCCATGGGACGGCAAATTAAAATACGATTGGCAGTTATGGATTGATAGTGATATTATTTTTAACACTGAAAAGTTCTGGCAATTATTATTAATGGATAAGGATATTGCAGGTGGGTGGTATATGACAGAGGACGGAAAGACAACAAGTGTTGCACATTGGTTAGATGAGGAAGACTTTAGAAATAGTGGTGGAGTAATGAATCACGAAACTGGTGATAGTATCTCAAAGCGGAAAAAACCATTTACAGTAGATTATACTGGATTCGGATGGTTATTGATCAAGCACGGTGTATGGGAACACGAAGAAATGAAGTATCCTTGGTTTGCACCGAAGATGCAAGTCTTTGAATCAGGTGAAGTACAGGATATGTGTGGTGAAGATGTAAGTTTCTGTTTAGATGCAAAGGAAGCAGGCTTTGACATATGG